GTTTCCACAGTTCGCGGTCTGCTGTTCCGGATAGGCTCTCGGATTCCACCAAACGCATGGCAATGTCCTGTAGTATCCAATCTTCCAACTCCTGGTACATCTCTATTAACTTGTCCGACTTACCATAAAAATAATCTGGTGTAAGCATCTATCCTTTTCCTGCCTCTCGTTTTACCAGTTCAAGCCATTGTTTTCCGTGTGTTTCCTTCGCCCGCTCGAACCAATGGTCTGTAGTTCCAGAAGTATGTTGTACAAGTGGCATCCCTGTAGGGTACTTCCGTTCTCCCTTATTCGCAAAAGATTGGCCGTCTTCCGTGAGGTACAGCTCCCCCATATACTGGTAATGTGCATATGGAGTATCCCATGCCACTTGTCCACCATATATGCCATCCGGATAATTTGCCGATCCTCGCAAGGCTCCCTGTGCCATTGGTATGTATTCATCACAATCTGCAACTATCTGCATATTCAACAACTTCTGCGCATTCCGTATATTATTGTCTATTCTTTTGGTATCTATGTGGATATCTGCGCATCCAACAGTTTGGTTATACTGCATGTCTATTCCTCGTTGAATAATCCTTTTTCTTGTGATCCGCTTGCTTCTGCAACAGCCGCCTTTGCATCTTCCTCTGAATACCCTTCGAATCTGACCAAATACTGCCACTTTGGAATATATCCGGAGTTGGCGAGTGTGAGGTTTCTCATTCTGTCCTCTTCCTCATTGTATGTAATGTCCCCGAAGTCATACTGTGGCTCATAATCACCAACCGGTGCAAGACCGTACAAATCCGCAAATACAGATTGCGCATAGAACAAATCATCAAGGCAGTCCTGCATTGCATCCCGTACGTCTTTAATGAGCTGAATAGTGCGTCTATCATCTGACTCCACCTGTGTTGCTGTTATCATTCCTGTTTTTTCATCTATAACAAAATAACCGTTTGAGAATCCACACTTTACTCCGGTAAGGGATAGCTGCTGATTGATTCCACTTTTTCTTACATCTGTATTGAGCTGAGGGTTGACTTCGTGGTATGTTTCTTCCGCGTCCATCCCGGACATTGCTCTAAAAAACTTAGGCAGCTTCACTTTTGGTCTTACAGTCACGCCCTTTTCATCCCTGTATGCCGGCTTCTGTACCAACCGATCGTCCACCATTACCAATCGCCTGCTGTCGAAGATTTCTTCTGCATTCCGGCTGTATGCTATATCCAAATCTTTTAACTCCTCGATAGCATCCGCAAATGCTGATAATCCAAGCGGGCTTTTTGGATCCACATCATTTGTAGATGGCATCCGGAACAGTCCAAACAGCATCGAGTCAATCTGGTCTCCGCTCTTCTTTGTTATATGCACATCCGGCTGCAAAGCAGACCACTTTGTCATGGTCAGATCAACAGGTTTTCCAAGTTCCCCGGAATTTTCCGACACAAATGCTCTATTCGAGATGGAATAAAACGTTTTATCTGTATACTTCTCTTCATCTGTCATACGTACCTTTGCATTAAAGAATCTGTGATATTCCAGCTTAGTGTAATGCTCTTTGCCCTCTTGGTAATCATCTTGGAATACAATACCGGTTATATTGTGGTTTCCATCTAGCTCTGTGATCTCAAATCGGTCTGGCGTTACAACGTCCACACCAACACCATTCGGTTTAAGAATGACCGTTCCACATTCACACATGGTGCCAGTCCACTCCCGGATATGATCATGTACAGATTTCTCCCAGAACTGTGTCATATACTCTTTCCTTGTTCCATCAAACGTCACATCTATAGCAAGCGTAGCAAGGCGTGCTATTTCCTCACACACAAACTTTGCAAATTTAATTGTCCTGATACCCTCTTCTGGGTCTACCCAATCCGGCTCTCCTTTATAGATCAGCATCCAATTCTGTATTGCTTTCTGCATATCACCGGATGTAATACCAGTCACATGGAACTGATCCTGCATCTCTGATTGGAACATTCTACTCACTAATCCTTTAATTGCTGCTAATAATCCCATATTTCACCGCCTTATATAAGTCCTCTGTTATATCTGCGCGCTACTGTATAAATAAAATATCTGATAAGATCCATGTGGTGATCGTATTCCTTAATCACTCGATCCTCTCCTACTGCCTTTTCATCCCATGCATATGCGCCAAACTCTTTCTGTGTCTCGGTGCAGCTCTCATGTATCTGGAGCATACCGAGATTCAAATACTTCGTTACCTCTTGGATTCCATTCAACACATCATTATTTCCATCTGTGCAGGTAAACTCTCCATACTTCCGGATTGTTGCTTTCATGGCTGCGGCTGACGGATCAATGACAATGGATGTGATTGGGAAATCCCCCGCCACCTCCTGGATCATCTTGTAATATGCTTCATTATCTATGGTCACTCCGGTTTCTCTACCTGAGTAATGACCTTCCCGGAGCATCCGCACCCTTCCGCTATTCTGCAGTTCCATCAGGCCTACCGC